CAGGGGCTGGATTACAATGCTTTCTGTATTTTTGATATAACCGAGATTCCATATAAGGTAGTTTCTATTTTTAGAAACAATGTGATGTCTCCTATGGTATATCCTAACATAATCTTTGCAGCAGCCAGAGAATATAACGATGCGTTCGTTTTAGTAGAAATAAATGACATTGGCGGACAAGTTGCAGATATTTTATATAAAGACATGGAATATGAGAACATTCTGGTTTCCTCTGTCCGGGGGAGAAAGGGACAGACTCTGGATGGGGGGTTTGGTAATGTCTCGACTCAGCTGGGAGTTCGCACCACAAAGGTTGTGAAGCGTCTAGGATGCTCTGTGTTGAAGTCTATGATCGAATCGGACAAGCTGATACTGAATGACATAGATGTGATGAGAGAATTAGTTACTTTCGTATCCAAGCAGGCTTCCTATGAAGCAGACACCGGACACAACGACGATTTGGTTATGTGTCTGGTTCTATTTGGCTGGTTGAGTACCCAGAGTTATTTCAAAGATTTGACCGATCTAGATATAAGAAAGACACTGTTTCAGAAACAGATTGACGCGATTGAGGAAGATGTGATGCCGTTTGGGTTCTTAAATATTGAAGATGCCTTCCAAAGAGATGAATTTGGTGAAGTATTTGGTGATACTATTTTGTAAAATATGAAATGACTTAAAATTATACATAATCCTAGCAAATAATAGTATTTTCTAATCACAGGATACTGATAATAGGCGTCCAAAGGAGAAAAAATGGCATTTCAAATAAGCCCAGGCGTAAATATAACCGAAAAAGATGTGACCCTTCTAGTCCCAGCAATCGCAACCACCCCAGCGGGTATGGTTGGATTGTTTCAATGGGGTCCGGGTAACGAACCAATAACAATTACAAGTGAAAAGGAACTGTCTCAGATTTATGGTCAACCCCTTAAATCCACAGGCGGTGTCGCAGATGCCACCAAATACAATAGATGGTGGTGGAGTGCTGCCAATTTTCTTTCTTATGGAAACAATATAAAAGTCATTAGATTCATCAATTCCGGTGGTGCTGCAAGAACTGCATGTTCCGGAACTGTTGCAATAACAGGAAGTCAACTTTCTGGCGCAACTAGTAAAGCGGCTTATAACGCAACCGTGACTGATGGTTTCTGGGCAGCAAAATATCCAGGCACACTTGGTAACGGTTTAAAGGTAGTAGTACTCGATCACTATGGTGCTGAGACTGTTGGTGCAAATACAAATGGTGACGCAGAGCAATATGTAGATTACATTAGAAATTTTGATGGATTACCAGGCACATCTCCTTGGGCAACAAACCTTACTGGAGCTGCACTGAAGGATGAAATTCATGTTCTGGTAATAGATGCTGCTGGCAATTTCAGTGGAACTGCTGGTACAGTATTAGAGAAGTTCTCATACTTGTCCAAAGCATCAAATGCTGTAAATCAAAATGGAACATCGAATTATTACAGAGATGTAATAAATAATCAATCGCAATATGTTTGGGCATTGAATCATTTGGATGATGGTGCAGTTACAATAAATAATCAAAACACAGCAACAGCTACGGTTTCACTTGATTCAGGAAGTACTATATGGGGAACTACCGTGGTTCCTTCGACATCTTCTGCATTTAAAGTGATGCAAGAGGGTGGCGGAGAAAATATAATAGTAAGTAATCTATATGGCGGAGCATTAGATACAACACCTTCAGACGATGATATCGCAGAAGCATTTAACACATACATGGGTGATCCAGAAATCATCGATGTTGCTCTGTTTATAACAGGACCTCTTGGCAAGACTGCTGCTTATCGCGTAATTGAAATTGCTGAAGCCAGAAAAGATGTGGTGGCATTCGTGTCTCCAATTCCAGCTGGTGGATTCAACCAAACCCCTTCTGCATATGTTGCAGACATTCTTACATTCAGAGCAAACGGAGATTCTACTTCATATGGTGTAGCAGATACTGGATACAAACTTCAGTACGACAACTACAACGATGAATATGTTTATGTTCCGTTGAATGCTGATATTGCTGGATTGTGCGTTCGTACAGATGAAAATAACGATCCTTGGTTTTCACCAGCTGGACTGAATCGTGGTAGTATCAACCGTGTTGTTAAACTGCCATTCAACCCAAATCAAAGCAACCGCGATGATTTATATAAGGTTGGTATGAATCCAGTGGTTTCTTTCCCAGGAATTGGACCAGTGTTGTTTGGAGATAAAACTCTTCTCAGCAGACCGTCTGCATTCGATAGAATCAATGTACGCAGATTGTTCATCATTCTTGAAAAATCTATTGCAACTGCAGCTAAATTCCAATTGTTCGAATTCAATGATGCATTTACACGAGCACAATTTATTAACTTTGTTACTCCTTTCTTAAGAAATGTTCAAGGAAGAAGAGGTATTACAGATTTCAGAGTTGTATGCGATGAAACCAACAATACATCACAAGTAATTGATTCTAATAACTTTGTTGCTGACATTTATATTAAGCCGAACAAATCAATCAACTTCATTCAACTCAACTTTATCGCAACGCCATCTGGTTTAAGTTTCGAAGAAGTGGTTGGAGCATAATTAAAGGAGCATCAATCTAATGGACATTACAAAATTTACAAGTAAATTTGATGGTGGAGCAAGATCGAATCTATTTCAGATTCAAATATCTAATACACCACAAGGAGTTCCACTTCTTGGCCAAGACGATCAAATAGTTCACATCAAAGCAATTCAATTACCAGAAACTACAGTTGGTGAAATTCCTGTAAATCACATGGGAAGAATATATAAATTCCCAGGAGATAGATTATATAATGATGTATCTCTGACTATTCTGAGTGATGGAACTAATATGAGAATTCGGCATTTCTTTGAGGCATGGAATCATGCTTGGAACAACCACATTAGCAATACAGGTCTATTACCAAATGATAACCAGCTGAATGCAGTTGTTAAATTGTCACAATTGGATCGTCTGCACAATCCAATTCGTACATATGTCTTGAATAAGGCTTGGTGCAGTGATGTTTCTGCTGTTGATCTTTCTCACGACAATAATGATGCTTTAGTAGAATTTACAGTAGCTATAAAGTACCATTATTTCACAGTAGACGGTGGTACTTCTGCCGGACCTGGTCAAGGATTGATTTAACTGACTATATACTTGTGAAGGAGCTTTATTATGGCATTTGATTTATTCGGTTTTACATTTGGTAAAACCAAGTCTGACGAAATATCACCCTCTTTAGTACCGCCGGTTTTGGACGATGGCGCTGCCTTTGTTCAAGCCGGTGGTTTTCAAGGATGGTATGTTGATCTTGATGGAACCATCAAGTCGGATGTTGACTTGGTTAGAAAATATCGTGAGATGAGTCTTCACGCAGAAGTAGAAATGGCTATCGATGATGTTATCAATGAAATGATAACAGAAGATGCAACTGGTGAAATTGTTAAATTAAATATCGATAGAGTCGATAATTCAATTATACCAGAAGAAGTAAAGAAAGTAATGTATGAAGAATTCCAAAAGATTATCTTCTTACTTGATTTTAATCACAAATGCTATGATATAAGCAGACGATGGTATATTGATGGTCGGCTCTATTATCACATGATACTGGAAGATGATCCTAGACAGGGTATCAAAGAAATTCGTCAGATCGATCCTACTAGAATCAAAAAAGTAAGAGAAGTAAAACAAAAAGATAAAATTAATGGTATTGATGTTATTGCTGGAATGGAAGAGTATTTCATATACACAGTATCAGATAGACCAAATTCATATGACACCGCGCAAGGTGTGAAGCTGTCTCCGGATTCTATTAATTATTGTCATTCTGGACTGTTTGATTATGGAACAAAACGAGTTGTAAGTTTCCTTCATAAAGCAATCAAACCACTGAATCAATTAAGAATGGTAGAAGATGCTACTGTGATTTATCGTTGGTCTAGAGCACCAGAGCGTAGAGTATTCTACATCGATGTTGGTTCTTTACCAAAGAATAAAGCAGAATCATATCTTCGTGATATCATGTTGCGGTATCGCAATAAGATCACATATGATGCCAACACTGGCGAAGTAAGAGATGATAGAAAACACATGAGCATGTTGGAAGATTATTGGCTTCCTCGTCGCGAAGGTGGTAAAGGTACAGAAATTACAACTCTGCCTGGTGGACAGAATCTTGGCGAAATGGAAGATGTCAAATACTTCCAAAAGAAACTTTTCCGTTGCTTGAATGTTCCATCATCTCGTATGGAATCCGAGAACGGATTTAACATGGGTCGTGCAGCAGATATCAGCAGAGATGAACTGAAGTTTGCTAAATTTATCAGCAGACTTCGTTTAAGATTCTCAGATCTGTTCATGAATTTTATGAGAGTGCAACTTGTTGCTAAGGGAATAATCGATTTAGATGAGTGGGCTAAAATAAGCCAACACATCAAGTTTGAATTCTCAACCGATTCTATGTTCTTGGAATCAAAGCAATCAGAAGTTCTTAAAGATCGTATGGCAGTTCTAAGAGAAGTGTCGGATTACTCTGGCAAATTCTTCTCCGATAGATGGATTCGTAAAAACATTCTTCGTCAAAGCGATGAAGATATTGATAATATCGATACAGAAATTGAACAAGAGAAGATGATACAAGAGCAGAAGCAAATGGAAGAGCAGATGCGTGCAGAACAAATGGCAGCACAGACTACTGGTGTGCCAGCTGGTGGCGTGGGTTCTTCCCCACCAGCTGGGGCACCCCAAGGAGGTGGTGACGCAGCAACTGCAGCAACACAACAATCAGGAGTAGATTACGATGCCAGCAGCCTTTTATGAGCTTAATATAGAACAATCTTCAGATTTCTTATCTGCTCTACGGATATTAAAACCGGAAGATGGTACTCTTTTTAAATTTCTTCCAAATGTTGGAGAACGATTTTGGAAAAATGACAACTCTGCTGTTAATTTTGATATTCCAAATGAAATCAAACTACTGTATCCAAATCAAGCAAGTGCTTTTGGATATTTGCAAAACACCGCTCTATTAACTTTTCTTACGGTTCGTATGAAAATAAAAGATAGTACTGGATCAGCAACAAACCTTAAAATAGAAGGACAGACTATTTGTAAAAGACGAGGAGATGCGAATGCCGCGGCAGGAGATTATGTCCTAATAGACGAAAGTCCGACAATTGGTACTTCGAATCGTGCAATATTCAAATTTGTAAATAGAACTTCTGTTGTAGCAGATAATAATATAACATTACACATACCAAATTCCGTTACTAATAATTTTAAAGGAAAATATCTATACGATATTGAACTTGAATATAGACTAGGAGGAGTTGGGGCAACTACTGAGTCCAATACAACACCATTTGTTGTGAGATTGTTACAAGGAAGAGTTACATTCAATCCAAATATAACAACATAAATGTCAATCAATGCAGCATCATTTAAGATTCTTGTCGGAAGTTTTACAGATAAAAATGTATTAGCTTCTGGTAATGCATTGACAATATATCAAATTGGTTCTATTGACTATAAATTAACTACAATACTTGAGAATGTAGATTCCATTAACGAATTCTATGAAGAAGGGGGTGATAGTTCAAATCCCTGTACTTCTAGTTTATTCGGCTGTACAGAATCTTTAGTAATTAATGTAGATCCTGAATGTCCAAATGGAACAGGAGGAACTGGTCCTCAAGGTCCTCAAGGTCCTGCAGGAGCTAGTGGAACTAGTGGAAGAACTACTGTAATTGCGATAGCACCGCCAATTGCTTTAAATTGTGGCGAAAATCCAACAGCCACAATTGGTCCACCAGTCCAGGATCCAAATGGAGCAACACAAACACAAACACTAACATTAGGAATACCAGTATCTTGTGCTGGTGGTGGTGGTGAAAATGTTTCAGTTAAGGTGACACATGGAGGTGGCACTCAATTTAATCCCGGATCTGTATCTGCTATTGATTTTAAATCTGGTGCAAATATGTCTTTTGGAGGAGGATTTGTTGGCAATACTTCGAACAGTATAAACATAAAAGCAACTTGTACTGCTGTTGGTTATTTTAAAATTCTTAGTATGTTTCTAGAAGACAACAGATGGATATATCGCGGTCTTCCACAAAAATTTATGAGGAATGATGTAGATCCGAATACTGGAGATGGTAATGCTGATGTAACTTTCGTCTCGGATGTAGATTTTATAGAAATTGTTAATCTTGCCGAAGATTCTTCTTCTACATCAATACCATTAGGTGCTGAAATTGGGGGAGATTATCAGACATTTCCATCCGGACTTATATATCCTACTCAAACGCCACCAACTTCAGTATCACTAACAGTACAGCCAATAGTAGTTTTATACAAAGATGCAGTTGGTGGTGTGTTTATGAATACCAAAAATCCATTGAACGGAAATTTATTAAAAGCAACAATAGATTCCGTTGAGATATTCTCTCCAACTAATGGACCAAAATGGAGATATAAAATTAAATTCTGTAATGTTGATTATTCTATAGCAGGAACAACAGGTCCTACAACAACTGCTACAACCTTTAAAGGCAAATCTACAGCTTGGGCATATAATCAACTTGAAGTGGGCAATACTATATCGTCTGCATATGGATATACACTATCAACATCAAATTCATATACCGCAGCTACTGCCACCACTCCAGAAGGATTTAAATTAAATTCTTCTACTGGATTCCTATTCAGTCATGTTCCAATTGGAAGTATTGTAGATATTGAAGTTGATAGTAAAGGAAACTTTTACTTCAAATCCCCAAATGCAGTAGTAGGAATTTGTACATGATAGGTTCTCTAGTAACAACAAGTTGTTCTTGTCAGAAATGCTGTTCAGCAGATTATGCAACACCAACTCCAGATAATTTACCAGATCAAATTGCCGTAGAATATAGTGGAGTCCCTTCTTTTTTCGAACCTAATTGGTGTTCTCAATGGAAAACTACTGCCATGGACAGTACAGGCACAATTGATCTGTATTATAGTAGATACAGAGAAGCGGATCACCTTCCATTAAATTGGTCTGGAACATTAGATAGACTTGTAATAGATGGTGTACCAACTGACGAATATTTTAAATTTTTTCCAGAAGGAAATAGACAAACATATGAATTGAATGGAATAGATGAATCTAGATGGCATGAAATAGAGCTTTTTGGTACAAGAATTACAAAAGTTAGAAAACATACATTTACTAGCAAGTTTGAAATAGTTGGAGTATATGTTGCTAGAATGAAAGTAGCAACAACTATTGCGAGTTGTCGGAATAATATTGATGGAAGCCCGGAAGTAGTAGATTCTCCAGGATCTGCATGGTTTGCTGACATAATAATAGAAATAATACCAGGAACCGAAAGTGGTCCAAATACGACCATCCTTCAGCAACAGACAACATTTTCTGGAGGTACTAATTATTCTCCGGAGACTCAGAGTGCGGGTCCGGGACTGCCCGTTCCTCCTATAGATGTTGTAGTATTTTCGTGGGAGGGCGGCTTTGGCATTACGCAAAAACAACCAGCTGGTATTACAATTGCGCTTCAGAATAAAAAACTGAATAGATATACTTCAGTTCGTAGATTAGCAGTTGCTGGCTCAGTTGCTGGCTCACAACAAGTCAATACTTTTCAAAATGTACTTCTATCTGCAGTTGCTGCAAACTTGCCCGGACCCCAGCCTACTTTATTGCCCCTTGAAGATTTTTTAACTTCTACTGCAGCTGATAGTCATAAAAGAAAACAATACTTAGTTCCAGTACAAATAGATCCAATTACATGTAGTGCTTCATCTGAAGAATTTGTAAGCGAGTATATTGATTATAGAAGTACATTAGATCCAGCAAATCCAGAAATAATACCATATATAGCCCCTTCATCGCTTATTCGTAACAACACAGATCCTCTTAGCATTTCATTAACGAATAATGATATGTCTTTGCCATATGGGTTATATAAATTAAATGTTCTTGAAGAAGATAACACAAGATCTACTCCGTGTACATTAGGAGCTGATCAAAGATTATGTAATCCAGAAGATAGCTGTTGTGCGCCGTCAAATTTTTTGGGATGTCCAATAAATATTCCATGTCAGACTGCTGTGTGTGCTGTACTACCTGAGTGTTGCAATGGGCAGTTTGGTTGGGATTCTATTTGTGTAAAAATGGCAAGACAAACTCCAGAATGTGGTTGTAGTGATATACCTTTTTGCGGAAATCCTACAGCTGGAGATTGCTTAACCGTCCATGCAACTCCATTCTGCAATGACCTTGGTTGTTGCCAAACCGTGTGTGCTTCTCAACCTTCTTGCTGTGCTAACAACGGGACGGGGTGGACCCAAGAATGTGTAAATACAGCATCTTTCTTTTGTGGTGGACTTGGTTCCGGATTTACAAATAATTTATTAAAAAATTTGCCAGCGTTTTGTAACCGATCATATTATATTGGTCATGAAAATTTGTACAAAATACAATCACCGTTTGGTGGTTGTCATTTTTCTTATTCTACTTGTGGATTTAGAT